GTCTCCGGGGCACTCTTTGAAAATTGCACCCCCCTATCCCCTAACAAATCAGCAACACGCCGTAAACGCCCGTAAATGCCCCGTAAATCAATTTTGTGGTGTTGACGGACATTTATATGCCTTGCCCTCGAAAAATCGATTGTGGGGCATTCTGCGGCCTTGTTTTTCGTGACGTCCTGAAAAATAAAGCGGATCACGCCGGAATATATCCAAACGCAACCCGCCTTGTGTTATTTCCTGATCAATTGGCCGCCGCTGCTAAACATTAACCCGTTGGCCGTCGCTGATTTGCTCGAATGCTCGTTGTTGTGGCAATCTTGACATAATGCCTCAAGGTTCGACCAATCCAACGTTATGTTGGGATCGTGGATTGTTGCCGGCGTGATATAACGCCGATGGTGAACAATCTTTGCAGGTTGCCCGCAACGTTCACAAATGTGGTTCACGCTTTCCATGTATGCGTTGGCCGTGTCCCGCCACAATGTTGAATTGTAAAATGCTTTTGCATACTCTTTGGCCATTGGTCACGCCTCGTTATAATCGCCGTTGATCTCACGCCCCAACACGGTGATTGATTTCATGAGTGAATCAACAACGGTTTGCAGGCGTCCGGCGTCGTTGCCCTCGGGGTAATACCACAACCGCAATAAAAAACCTGCGGCCGTGTCGCACAACGGGATTGCGATTTGGTTATTTTCGGACACGCCCGTGGCCACTCGAATGTAACCCGGAACCGCTTCCAATAAACTTGCCACAACTGCGTCGTTTTCCCCGCCGTCGGAATCAACCCGCAAAACGGCCAATGCGTCGTTTAACGTCATTAGGCTGCCTTTGTGGCAACAACGAACGCCTCGGCAATGATCGGTTTGCAATCTGCAACGGTGATTGCACGATAGTCGATCAGGCCGTTTTTAAACGAACTCTGCGTGGATTTCTCGACCGCAATGCCGCCCGGCATGTTGTAACCCATGTAACGGAAATTGCCGTAAATAATGGTGTCGTCCGGGATATTGTCATCAATGACAACCTCGTGGCCAAGAATGCGGCCGACGGTGTCGCCCTGCGTGTCCTCAATGAACATGGGGCGTTCGTTGCCGTCAATCATGCCATAAATCTGCGTGTAAAGGGTGTTTGCGGACATTGCCCAAATTGCGCCGTTCGCATAACCTCTTTTCAGGGATTTGGCAATGTTTACAATGTCCTGCCACTTTGCCCCGGTCTTTGTGTACGTGGCCGGAATGGTGCCCGCCTGCGTCAAAATGCCGGTGCCCTGCCCGGAACCGGTGCCGTTGATCAGTGCGTTTTCAATGGTGGCCATGACGCTTGCGCCCAACTCGTCGATCAGGTAGTTTTCAAACGCCGAAATGCTCGTGCGCTCCACTGCGGTGGACATGCTGAAAACTCGTAAAATCTCGTATGCGTTGAACGTAACGGCAACCGGCTCGACCTTTTCGGAATCAACCTTTGCACCCTCAACATGCCATGCGGCTGCGGCCGTTGCGCCCATGACCGGCACGGCAATTTTGGACGGCAGGTTGAACGCACGGCAATGACCGATCACGCCGCCGATGGTGCCGGCCTTTTTGACGATCTCGTTTAATGTCTGCGTCGGCAGCACTGCGGCCGAATTGGACACGGTGTTGAAAACGTCGCTGCGGCGTTCTCCTGCGGCCTTGTCAATGGCTGCCTTTTCGGCTGCGGTCATTTCCTGCCCGATCAGGTTTTTGAAATATGCGCTGCGGTATTCGGCACTTGCGAACACGTCGCCGGCCGGTGCCTGCGCTGATCCGGCCATGTTGCCGCCGGTGATCGGGTTGAAATTGTTGCTGCGCTTTTCGCCTGCGTTGGCCTTTGCCTGCGCCAATCCGGCAATTTCAACGTTGGCCGCAACCATGTCAACGTCGGCATTGGTTTCGATGTTCTTGCGGATTTCGGCCGCCCGCTGCTCGATCTCCTCGACGGTGTGGCCATTCCAATAATTAAATGCGTCCTGAATGGTTTTAAAAGTCATGATTTTAAATTCCTTTCATCATAATTTGATTGCAGGCGATAATTGCACGCCTGCGGTTGTCGGCGTCCTTTTGTGCCGCCCGTGCCTCGACGCTTGTTTGCGGATAGGCCGGGAACGCCACAATTGAACATTCCAAAACCTTGTCAATGCGGTTGATTGTGCGGTTGTTTCCCTGCCAAGAATCGCCGCCCGGGGCAACGGTGAACGCAAACGACATGTGCGCCAAATCTCCACGTTTGACGGCCTCGTGTGCCTCTCTCCCGGCCTCGGTGTTCGGTAAAACCGCCCTAAACGTCATTCCTGCCGGATCGACATTTATTTGCATGGTTTTGGGTACTCTTGCCAACGGGATTGCGGCCGAATTGTGGTTCACAAACAAATGAACGTCCGATAAATCGGCGTTATCTAATGCGCCCCGCATGATTGTTTCGGTGTACTCTCCCGCCGGATCGTGAATTGTGGTTGCCTGATCAAATACGATCGGCCGCCCCTCTATGATCAATTCGGCGTCTGATCCTGCCGGATCGGTTGCCGTCCTGATTTCGGTTAATCTGATTTCTTTCATTCGTCGTCACTCCTAAAATATTGAGCTTTGGCCAAATACTTTTTGGCACTGCATTCGATTGAATCGGCAATCATTAAAAATATGCCGTCCAATTTGGGGTCGTCCAACTCGGGATCATGCCCCGACATAAAATCGTAAACCGCTTTGATGACCTTGCCGGCCTCGGCGTCGGTCAATGATCGAAATATTGGTGCCCAACTCTTTTGAAATAGCACCTGATTCATTGCCTCGGAATAATGTTTCATTCTTTGCCCTTTCACAATCGCATTTTTCGCCCGGGTCTAAGTTTGCGCCACAATTCGGGCATGTAATGTAATATGTGCGGATCATTCGCCATTCGCCCCCGTTTGGTATGCTGCGGCGTTCGCTGCGTCGATCATGTTTAACGCCTGCAACCGTTTGTCGCCGTCCTCAACCGCCGGCAGGTTCAAAATTGCCAACGCTTGATTGATCGTCAATAATCCGTATGGCACCAACTCTTTGATCGTGTTCACCTTTGTGGCGTTGCTGCTGAATTGCAGGCGGGAACCGTCGAACACGATTTGGTTGCCGAATGCAATTTCCCGTTCGGTGAAAACCTTGCGGGTGAACTCTAAACCCAACTGCAACGCAATCGGTTCAATAACTGATTCTGCAAATGCGCCGAACTCGTTTTCCGAATATGTGGCGTTCACGATCTTGTCGGAAATGCCCAAATAATTGTAAATTTTGGCCGCTGCCGCCCCGATCTGCTCGGCGTCGATCGTTGCCGGTTTGATTTCCAACGGGGTGTATTCTGATTTGGAATCAGTGACGACCACGCCCCCGGAATTGTTTATGCTTAAATAATCGGCCACGAATGCGTCCCGTTCACGTTTCAGGGTTTCGGGTGCCATGATCTGCGTATAACGCAAAATGCCCCGAATGTTTGCCGATGATTTAATGCCGTTGATAATGCCATTGTTCTGCGTGTCGGCCAATTCCAATGCAGGTTCCAACGCTGCGTTGTCGTCGCCCAACATGTCGTTGGCGTTGAAATTTCGCCGTAAATGCACAATGTCGGCATACGGCAGCACGACCGTTTTGCCCTTGTCAAAATAGAATTTCACGAACATTTCGCCGGTTGCGTCGGTCATAAATTCGACCCGCTGCGGGTTCAACGGATAAATGCCGGCAACCGTGCCGTTGTCACGCTGCAAGAACACAAACGAATTGTTATATAAAAATAGGTGCGTCACGACCTTGTATAAAAAATCGTATGCGTTCATGTACGGGTTCGGGGAAATTTGCAAAATACGGTTTAACCGATCATTGGCCGGCGTCCTGATCTCCCCGGATTGAATAATGTATGCCCCTTTGAGTTTTGCGGCATGACGTGCGATTGCGTCAACGCCGGATCGGTAAATGTCATTTTGCCACGCACTGCCGCCCCATGCTGAAAACGCCGGATTGCCGTTGATCAATTCGGCCGGGGCAACCATTGCGGGATTTTTCTTTGCTTTTCTGAATCGGTCAAATAACAATTTTTATTCGTCCTCTCTTTTAAAATCCTCTGCGCTTAATAGGTCAACGCCAACTATTCGGACAATGTTATGCAACGGGATCAATTGCCGGTTGTCATGCAGGTTGTACGGATCAACCACAATGAACCCGGGGCAATCGTCGGGGTTTGTGTCCACGATTTCGTCGCAAATTGACGATGTGCCAACAATGAATATTCGTTTACACTTAATCAGCATATTACAACCGCTCCCGTGTATTAACCTAATTTCTCTAATTATCATTATAACACAAATACATTTAATTATCAACATTAAATGTATACACGTAAATAATAAAAATATGGCGTCGGGATCGTGTGACCCTCGACGCCGGATTGATCGGTGATCAGGTTAAAAATTCGGTTGGTATGTCGTCCTCGATTGCCTTGCGTGCTGCGTTGTATGCGGTGCGTGCCGTGTCCAAAAATCCCGATTCTTTGTCAACCGCTGCAATCTCGGCCATTTCCTCGGCCTCGGCCTTTTTCTCGGCTGCCGCTGCCGCTTTGGCCTCACGTTCTCGAATTTCGGCCAACCACTTGTCAAATGCAGGATCAGGCACAAACATTTCGTTGGCAGGGTAATAATCGAACCCCACGGCATAATCAGGTTGGCCAAATCTGTTTTTGGTGCATTCGATCATGATTTGGCGGGGTTTGCCCTTGCCGGGGTTTTTCGCCTTTTTGATCATGTTGCGTTTGGTCTGTTCACGTGCCCGTTTAAACTTTGGCGTGACCATGACACGGGGTTGCATTCCCAACACAACGTCGGCGGTGAACTCCAACCCGCCGGAACCTTTGCCCGCTGATAAATCGGCCTCTTTGGTGTAATTGTCCCGGGACACGCTCGAAATTACAATGAATGTGACCGGGTGCCCTGCCTTTTGCGTGGCCATTTGCAACCCCCGGATTGCCTGCACTGAATAATCAATGGCTTTAATATCTGAAATGTGATCGTTGGCCGGTTTGATCACCTGCAAATAATCGATGAAAACAACGGGTGCCACGCCGGTGGCCTCAATGTATTGCGTGATCGATTTCACAACGTCGTCGATTGTCCAACCAAATGCGCAATCAATGTAATGGACGTTGCCGGCATACTCCAAATATTTTTCAATGCCCGATTTCACGCACGGATCGGTGAACCCTTGCCGAATTGCCACGGCATTGTATTTGGTATCATGCGGCGACATGGTGTTGGCCGCTGCGGCCTCTCGTGTAATGCTTTTTGCGGTCAAATCAAATGCGCCTTGTTCAAATGCGTAATACAAAACCGTTTCGCCACGTGCTGCAACCTGATCGGCCAATTGAACGCAAAATGTTGTCTTGCCCATTGACGTGCCGGCATTGATCAGGTAAACGCCCGGATAAAATCCCGTTTTTTCGTCCATGTTGGTGTAACCCGTCTTGCGATCCTTATATTTTGAGAAAATGCCGGATTGCACCAACCATTCCCCGCCGTTGATGTATTGGGCGGCACTGATCGGCGGTTGATAGGGTGCCGGCGGTTCATTCTCGACACGGCCGAACACGTCGTTGACCTCTAATTGCTTTTCCTCGGCAAAATCTGCGGCCGCCTGCGATGATTTCCACGCCGTTTGCGTCCAATCATGGATCAGGCCGGACAATTGCCCCGGATCAGCAACCAACACGTCGTTGACGTCCTTTTGCCCCTCGGGCGGGTTCACCTGAATGGCATACACTCCACGCCCCCGCAAATATTCCAACGTTTTGCCCGCCTGCGTCTTGCCCGGGTCGTCATTGTCGGCAACCACAACCATGATTTCAGGCAATGCCACGTCGTCAAATTTGGACAACCCGCCGCCCCCGGCAGCAATGGCGCATTGTGCGCCGGCCTGAATCAATGATATTGCGTCAATTTGCCCCTCACAAATAAACCCGATCGTTGCGCCCGGATCTCCTGCAATGAATGGCGGTTCCGACACGCCGGCAGGTTTCAAATATTTGCGATCGTCGATTGGCTGCAACGGGCGTTTGATGTAATAATCCGTGCCCGGATAGGGAATTGTAACCGATCCCGTGCCCCCGTTGGTCGTCTGATCGAACCCGAACCGAAATTGCCGGCAGGTTTCAGGCGTCAACGCACGGTTGGCCATGTATGTTGCCCCGGTCGAACCCTCGAACCGTTTTTCGGTTCCGTCAATGTATTGTTTGCGCTCTCCTGCACGATCGTCGGTCGGTTTGGGTGCCGTGTAATTGTTCTTTGCAGGTCTTGCAACCTGCGTGGCCATGCCGGGGGCGTAACGGTCGATCAGGTATTGGCGGGCGTCGGCCTTGCTCAATCCGTCCCGTTTTTCGATCAATGAAACAATGTCGCCGCCCTCTTTGCAGGATTGGCAAAACCACAACCGGCGATCCTTTGAAACGGTCAACGCCCCGGTTTTGTGCCCTTTAGTGCCGGAACCGCACAACGGGCAAATGTAAAACGGCCGATTGCGTGCCGGCGTCAATTCGTCCGGCAAATGTGTCTTGATTTCGTCGGTGATGAATGGTAAATTGTCCATGTGTAAATGCTCCTCTCATGGGGGTGCCCGTGGTCGATCGTGCCGGATCAGCTGCGGGATTTTTTAATATTCGTTGCAATACATGATTGTTGCGGCGTCGGCGTTTATGCTCGGTTCGTCGAAAACCAAATTGATGTAAATATTGCCGTTTGGCGTCGGATACTTTGCCAACACGTGCCCGTCCCGGTCGGCCAAATCCTGATTGTTGGCGGCCTTGTCCTCGTCGGGAACGTCGCCCCAATCGCCGGCATGGAACCGTTGCAGCGCACTAACAACGGCCTTTGCCATTTCCTCGTCGTTGGCCACGTCCTCGTTTAACTGCCTTGTGATGAATGTTTGAAACTCTTTCTGCCACTCCATTTGCGCAACCTCTCTTTCGATAAATTATAGCAAACGACCCCGGATCAAAAACGGGGGCGGTTGCCCGTTTCTGATCAATATTTGATCAGTAAATGATCTATACGCAAACCCGACCCCCTGAAAACCCTTTATTTATGCGGGTTCCCGGGAATTGCTCACGTATCTAAACACAATCTGCACGTATCTAAGAACAACCTGCACGTATCTAAGAACAACCTGCACGTATCTAAGAACAACCTATTTTTTGCGGTTAGACACGTGCCCGACAAAATGTTGTAATCGTCAATCGCTGAACCACAACATGATGATGGAATTGCCGCACGTATCTAAGAACAACCTTTATTCCGTTTTCGTTGCCCTTTTCCTGCGTGCTGCATTGCGTTTGGCCGTGTCAATTTTGGCGGTGCGATCGGCAGCACGGCGCACGAAATATTCGGCGTAATGCCCGGATAACTCCACCTGAATGTAACCATTGAACAACCATTCCCGCATTTGTGCGGTTGTGACGTCGCCGCCCCGCAACATTGGTGTTAATTTAATGTTTTGGTCGTCATTCAACAAAATGGCGTCCTCGACCTTTTCCAATGCCGACATGATCGGCCGTTTAATGCGGTTGTAATCGTCTTTGCCTGCATACTCGGGCAACCCTAAATAATCCCGCAATGCGTCAAACCCAATGTTAAACGATCCCGTTGCGGCAATTTTGTCGCACTCCTGCCGGCCACGTGTAAAAACGTAATCAATCAGGGAATACGGGTTCGGGTCTAACGCCAACGCCCATTTGGGCAAAATCGTGAAAAATTCGGCCAATGTTCTAATGTCAAAATTGGAATCAATGTTGATTGTGACCGTTGACGATCCCGGCGGCAATTCATACGACGAAATGAACCCGTGCCCCTCTCCAATGCCGGATTCGGTGATTGATTTGCCACGTTTGCGTTTAATGGAATAATCCAACCCGGAATAAATGCGGGGCATATAGGTTTCAAACCCTCGGCGTGCCGCAACATAATCGGAATACATGCCGGCCGTGACCAAATCGTGAATGTTGAACACGACCGGGGAATTAAACCCCTGATCGTTGCAGGTGATCAGGATAAACGCAAACATTTTTCGCAAATCCCGGTATTTTCTGCCGTTGCGCTTGTTCTGCAACATGCAATACAAATCTTTGTCTTTGATCGTGAATTGGATCACGTCGGATTTGCCCCGCTGCACGATCGTCAACGAATTGTTTTCTTTGGATTCAACGAACGTTAATTCCGTGCCCTTTGTGGCCGCCGGCAGGCGTCCCGACACGATTGCAGCAAATGTTTTATTGATCAAATGCGTTGTTGGCGACGTCGGCAAAATATTGACCCCCTGCGGGTGTGTGCGCTCGTAAACCTCGATCAATTCCCATAAATCGAACAAATCATAAACGGCGAACATTTTTTGTTCGTAATCCGACGGGGTTTTGGCCTGAATGGCCAATGCCTCGGCCAACCCTGCCGGTGCGGCCTTGTCCAACACTCGTTCGTAATCGTCGACGGTCATTTGGTCAATGAATGCGTTGCGCTGCTTTTCAAATCCTGATCCGTACAACACGGCCATTGCGTCGGCGTGCTGCCGTTGAAATTCTGCGGCCGATTCAACCGCATTTCGCAATTCGGCGGCCTTGTCCGGGTTGTTGGCCAACCATTCGTTGGCGTCCTGCTCCAACTGTTTTAAACGGTCGTCGGTTGCGGTGCTTTTCTTCTCGGGTTTCATTGGGCGTTGCGCTCCTCTCTCTTTTTAATCATTGCGGTGAACGCCTTTTCAGTGATGAAATATTGCCGGTTGAACTTCTCGGCCGGCAGCATGTGACGGGTGATCAGTGAACGCACGCCGGTTTTGGTAATGTTCATTTTGTCGGCAATCTCGTTGACGGTGTAATAATTGGTGCCGTTTATTTCGATCATACGTTGTTATCCTTTCGTTTCTGCGGGTG